GCAACCTCATCAATCGTAATACTTAACTTATAAGTATTAAAAGCTACTTGTTGTACACTTAAAGTATTTTCCCTAAATGTACATATAGAAAATTGGTCAGGATTGTTATTAGTATTATCTGGTTGAAATATAAACGGCAGAGTACCACCTAATGTACAATTCCATACAAAGTTAAAGCTATTATCTGATAACATAGGGTTAGGCTCGTTAAATTGATTTATAGGCTCATTATCACTTATTAATGCACTAGATACTTCATTATCTATCCACATATTACTTTCTGCTATATAAGAGAAAGATAGTTTCCAGCTTCTTAATCCTTTTCTTCCTAAACCACTTTTAGCTTTTTGATTAATATCAGTACCTGTAGAATCTAATTCAAATGGTGGGTATTTATAAGTTTCACGAGGGTGGTTCATAGTCCATTCTGTTGGACCATCATAATAGATGTTAGCTAGTGTCTTACCACCTATAGTTTTTTGTTTTTTAATACCATCAAATCGTCTTGACATTGTAAGATTAAGGTCAGGCGAATTAGGGCAATCAAAATACTTTCCTACTACCATAGAACCTAATTGATGGTTTATAGTGTCATTATACCCATTAGGATTATAAAAAACCCAAAATCCCCTCCAATATTCGCTAAGACCACTTTCATCACTAAAAGTCCATATACTTGTCCCATTATATTGTGCACCTAAAGTGTCATAATTAGCATTAGTGTTTAATACATTGCTCCATCCATAAGTGGCATGTAAACGAGGATTTTCTCCATCATTTCCATCAAGCCCTTTATATGCTCCTATTTGCACATTATTCTCATCAGAAGCTAAATTATGATTTAATAAAGCACAAAAATTAATAGGAAAAGCTGTTTTAGGTGGATTATTATCATCATCACCTATTCTAAATAACATATTATCTGAATCTGGCTCTCTATGTATAGGGTTAGCACAATTCATATACAATAAATCTGCACCACCTTTATTTCCATCCCAACCTAATTGTCCTGTGGCGTGTAAAAATGTTACCATATCTACATAAAATCTTGGCGTTTTAACTTGCTTTCCCATTAATATCCTCCTGAACTACCACCACTTGTAGATGTTGGTTTTCTTCGTTTTGTTTTTTTAATTTTTGTTTTATCTACTTTAGGTAGATCATAATCTGGTAGATTGTATTTAGTTGTAATAGCTTTGCCTTTTTTAATATTACTTTTAAAATTATCCCAAGTATCTGCTTCTATTGAAGTATTCCAATATTGATTTTTCCAAGTTGGATTAACATTTTCTATATTACATCTTATGCGTTTAGCGTTTTTATTAGCTACAATTACCTTTTTTAAATTAATAGTACCCTCATAGGTAAATAGTTCTTGATTTTTAATAGCTACGCCTTGTAACCCTATTAGTAACATTTTACTTTTATTACCTTGCATTACCCAACCCTCTGGAAGTGTTGGTGTAATTGAAGCCGTACCTGTAAAATCTATTTCTATACCTAATATATCTACATCACACTCAATAGAACAACTACCATTATTGCATATAATTGTTGATTTTCCGTTTGCTAATTTTGTTTTATTGTATCTACTCATTTGATTACCCTAATATTAAATTTACTAATAGTACTATATCTTGAATATTTAACCCTCCATCATTATTAAGGTCTCCATTTTCAACATATGTGTCATCTTCATCTAAAACTAACAATACAAGTATTACAACATCTAATACATTAATAGCTCCATCATTATTTAAATCTCCTGTGTCGCCTTGTTCAACAGGTGGTATATTTTGTACAAAATCTAGTGTTTCTAATAATTCACCGTCCATATCTGATGTAATAATTAAACTAAATCCTAATCGTATAGTTTCATCTTCTGCATTTGGGTCAAGACTATAATCAAATCCTATTCTATTTGAAAAAAATGAATTTCTTTGTATACGAGCATTATCCCCATATTCGCTATCAGTTTGTAGTATAAAAGAATTAACAAGATTTTCTCCTATACTAAAATCATCTTGCAAACCATATCTAATTTCATTACCATTCCATATAAAATCGTGTGATGAATCGTATAATTCTATTTGAATGTTTATACCTGTTTGTAAATTTGTAATAACAAGTGCGTCTACTTCTGTTTCTTGTTGTAAATCAGGGCGTTCATAATCTGATAACCATTCTATATCAAAATATATTTCTAAATCATCTATTTCTCCTTCAACAAAATATATATCATTATCATAAGGATTTGGTATTTCATAGTTACCTAAATCGTCATCACTCATACCAAAGTCGCCACGATGAACTTGTACTAATTCTAAACTTACTTTACTAAGAGATTTAGCTACTTTAGTAACAAAAAATACAGGATATATAAGTTGTCCATTTTTAACAAACTCTTGTGTATAATCAAATCCAAAAGCTAATTTACCACCTATAAGTTCATCAAATCTAATATAATCACCTGCCTCTAAATGTATATAACTTGCAGGTAAATCTAATTTCATTGTAAGATGTTGATTAGCGTACCACATAAGCAATCTTCTCTGTAGTTTTCGTGCCGTTTCTTTATCTCTAATATATTTAGTTTCTACTTCTAATTTAGCATCTGAATCTTTCATACCATAATAACCAATATAATAAGGTGTATTATATGTTAATTCTTGCGTAACTAAATCTAATGTATCTTTAACAGTACCGTTATTATCTTCTATTCCATAACCTGTTTCTTCAACAAAATCTCCTGACCCATAATCTTTTTTATACTTAACATTCACTTGGTTTTTAATGTCTTCTAATTTAGTTAAACCAAAAGAATACTTAAGAATATCTTGGTTATCTATAGCTTCAAATTGCTCATAATCTTCTATATTTTGTTTAAGGTAAATAAACTTAAAGTTACCAGAACTATCAAATGATGGTATATATATTGACGATTTAAAAAGATTTTCAATAACATTTTTAGTTTCTTCTTGTTCTTTTAAAGTAAAACTATGAATCCAATCATCTTTTACTATTTCATCAGGAAATATAATATCTTTTCTATATCCTAGTTCTGTTATTAGTATATCTTGTAAAATGTTATGTGGTTTTGAAAGTGTAACAATAAGAAATATTTTACCAGAATAATACCCAACAATATCTTCATCTTCTACTCTAATTGTTCTTGGAGTTGGTGCTTCTACACAAGTAAACCTTCCTATTAAATTTTCTCCTGAATAAAAATTAAATTTATCATTTGCTTTTAAATTGTGTGCTTCTGAAGTAGTAATAATAGTATAACGATAAATTTCTTGATTTGTAAATACGTGAGAAATATCTGTAGTGTCTATAGAAAAGCCTTCACCACTTCTTCCTGCAATACTTCCATAATATTCTTCTTTTAAATATTCAGTTATTAATACGTCTTGTATTGTGTAAAATTGTTTTAAATTAGCAAAACAAGATGAAACATTTTCGTAATAACCTTTAATTGCAGGTAATCCCCAATTTATACTATCAGTAGTTTTTGTAGAATTAAAGCCTAATATTATATTATCAAACTCCATACCACCATAATCAGGAGTTGTAGATAATGCGTTTGAATATCTGTCGTGGGTTTGATTAGCATCAAATGGGTGCTCGTGATTAGGAACTTCACACGCAGTTGTCCAAGTTCCGCCTATATTGTCATAATATTCTTCCCAATCATTTCTATTATCTATTAAATCATCAAAACTATTATTATCATTATGTTTTCTTACAAGTAATTGTCTTTCTTGCCAAAAAGCTGATGGTTCTGCTTCTGTTCCAGAATCAATGTTGCTAGGAGCAAAATAATCAATTTTATAAAATATTTTAGTTACAGCAGGATAATCAGGCACATCTTGATTAAGTTGCAATCTAGCAAAAGTTCCAGCATTTTTATCGTGCCTATTTACGCTATGAATATGTAATCCTGAATTATTAGCAGCATCTTGAATCCAATTAGGATTAAAATCTTGATTTTGAAGTGGAAAGTTTAAATCTTTAGAATCCCAAGTCCCATCTTCTGTTACATTTATTTGGTTAAGCTCAGTAGGTTCCCACCAAGTATACTCTCCATTATTTAAGGCATTATTATAGTTTTCTGTAGCAAGTGAGTTATCATTGTCAGCTTCTATGTACCCTACATCATCGCCAATATTTCTTGTGTAATTTGTAATTGATTGACTTACACCTTCATTAAATTCTGTATTAGAAAATCCATAAAATTTATTTGATGATGCAGGATAATATTTATATTCATCCAACCAATCATCTTCATCATCTATAAAAGCTGTACTAGGACTATGATTTTTTGCATAAAAAGATACTTTTTTTACAGGTCTGTATATTCTGGTTGGAATACCTAAATCTCCCTCTACTGCCTCATATTCATCACCACCATCTTCTTGTTCTTGTAATTCATATTTTTCATATAAAAAATTACTAGGATTTAAATTAATTTTTGCTGAATTATTTACAGTATCAGCTTCAAAATTATAAATTTCTCCTTCATTTATAGTATGTTCTCTTGAACCAAAATTAAAAGGAAATTTTTCCATTATAGGCATATAACCATCTTTGTAAGTAAATAATGAAGATTTTTTTTGCAACCAACTTCCATAAAGCCCAGTATCTTGAATGTTAGGATTTTGATAATTTACACTTGATATTTTATCCCACAATCCTATTATTTCTTTATTAGGTTTATCAATAATTAAAGAATCATACTTATCAAAAACTAAAGGCGATTTATCAACGTACCCATATACCATAGGATAAGGCTTTCCAATATCTTTTTCTTTATAATAGTTATCATCTTCTATTAATGTAGCAGGTATTTTAGTTTTAAGTTTTTGTTCTGTTAAATCTTCTAAAGTAAGGCTTAAAGTTTCTGCCGATTGTGAATAACGTCT